AGCCGTACCTTGCCAGCGAACATCAATATACGACTGCCCAAACTCGGTGCCCGTGCCAATCGTCGTCATCGTGACGCCGGGAGCCGTGCTGCCACCATTATTGTTGATAGGTATTGCCGCGAGATTGGTGCGCGTCTGAACCGCCGTTGCGAACCCAATATCGGTCTCGGCATTGTCGCTCGCCCGGCGCACCCGTATCGCGTTGCCCGTGTATGCATTGCGTAGCTTACGCAGACTGTACGCAACTGCGGACGGCGCGGAAAGCTGGTCTAGGGCGGAAAATGAAATGCCGTAGTACTCGCCCTGATTACGCTCAAGGGTTTGGCGGTTGGTGGTGGAGATAATACTTCCCGACGCGACAACAATCAGCTCTTGCATCGTGATATTTGCGTAACCAACCGCAGGGGTGGAAGAACGACAGCCAATTCGTATGCCGCTAAACCCTTGATCGCCCGGGAGACCTGTGGTTAGGACGCCGTTTTTAGACATGTAGGATGATGAATCGTTGTATGCAGCCGAAAACACCGCCCTCTCATTGTCGATTAGCGAAACCGTTACCGCACCCCAAAAGCCACCGGCATAAAGAGCGTGCTGACCAGCGGCTGGGTCGTAGACGGCGGCGCTGGTCGCAGACCCTTCAACGCTGTTAATCCAGTGAGAAGCCGCTGCGAATGATTTCCGTACACCAACGTAATGGCGCGAAAACGGTTGTGCAATTACACCCCACGCCGGCGATGCAAGACTGTCATCTACGCCATCGAACAAGATGGCAGGCTTTCCGCCTTCCGTTTGCAAAACACCATTAACGAGGAGGCGCGGCTGGTTGCCTGCCGTGGTCTGCGTGGCATTGCGCCCGTTGCCGGATTGGTCGTACAAAGTGGTAACAAAGCCGCTGCCACCACCGACAAAACTAAGCACGGCCTCGGCGCCAAAATCACCAATATCGGCAATCGTTTCGGGAACATTGCGCTGCAACAGCGGTCGAGCGTTGCCAGTGCCGAGTTCGACATTGGCGGCGTAGAAGCGCACGGTGAAATCAACGACCTCGCCATTACCGACAGCCCAATAAATGTTGGGCGCAAAATAGGCCACACCAGCCATAGCAATAGATACTATCGCGTTTCTCTGTAATGTTGCGGTTGGGTTTGAAATCCCTAGGGATGCGCCGGAAATAAAGCTGCCGCCATTATTAAACATCGCACCCCGGAGCGTAGGTATTCCGACTGGTGCTGTACCGCTTACTAAGCGAAACCCAACCGAACTCGTATAAGTTAGCCCCGGCGTAACTGGTGCGTGAATTGCCGGGTCAAACGGAACGTTTATTGCGCCGTGAAAAAACTGTAAGAAGCCACCACCACCACCAGCCGTACCTTGCCAGCGAACATCAATATACGACTGCCCAAACTCGGTGCCTGTGCCAATCGTCGTCATCGTGACGCCGGGAGCCGTGCTGCCACCATTATTGTTAATCGGTATCGCCGCGAGATTGGTGCGCGTCTGAACTGCCGTCGCAAAGCCGATATTAGCTTCCGCATTGTCGCTCGACCGGCGCACCCGAATGGCGTTGCCCGTGTATGCATTGCGTAGTTTACGCAGACTGTACGCGGCTGCGCTCGCAACGCCAATCTGATCAAGTATGAGCGGCGCGGCTGCGGCGCTGCTCAAAACGCGCCGCAGAACAGAGGTCAGAGACAGCGAGAGAGAGAGCATTAGCTGACGGCGATCATGTTGGTCGCGGTTGTGTTCGTCGCGTTGACGCGGTGTATCAGGCCAAGCAGGTACGTCCCGGAGGGCACATTTTTATGCAAAAACGTCGCATCAGCGCCTGCCTGATTGACGACTACAGCGACGTCGCCGCCTACACCAACGTACACGGCGCGGCATACCTGCGCCAAAAAAACGCTATCAGAAGGCGTGACGGTTTCGAGCGTGGTGGGCGGGCTGTCGAGCCCGGTTGAAAACGAGGCGAATCTGTTAATGGCCGCTGGCATGGTGTGTCCCCTATTCCTCTCGTACCGACTCAGTACAAAAAAGTTGAATTGTTTTTTTGGCCTCATCAATGTTGATGACGCCCTCGATCGTGAAAATGCGCGTCCCGTATTTTACGCGCCAAGCCGCATCCACGGCAGCGACATTCGCCCCAAACGGGAAAACAATAACATGACTGGTAGTAGCCTGCCGCTGCCCTGCCGCCATCATCTCGCGAGCGGTTAGGCCGCGTATCTCAGCGTACACGGTGGCAGCGTCCGTCCATACGGTGGTGCGCTCGCCCACGCTATCCGTGACGCCGCCAGGGCTCTGCAAAACGATGCGATGAGGGCGACTGCCTGCGCTCATGCGAGCCTGCCAAACGAGTAGACGCGGTATGGGTCAAGCAGGTGTTTGGCACCTACTGGCGTGACATACATTTGACGCTCGCCAGCCTCCTCGCGATGTATCCAATAATGACCAAAAATCATTTTTATGGCGTGTTTGATAGTGTCTGGTACCGCTGCCGCGTTGGCGTAGCCTGCCACAAACTCAATCGTCACGGCATTAGGCATTAACTGTATGGCTGGCCATGTTTTTTCGTACGCGGGGACGATTCGTCCCGGCTCGCTTTGGTTGTCAACGACATAGTCGGCTGATGGCAGAGTAGTGAGTACGCCATCAACATCGAGATATTTGAGGCTTGTCACTGATATGAGCGGTGGCACGGGCACATCAATGATGCCGCCGCGGGGGAATTGGTCTAGGGTCAAAACCCACGTCTGCGGCATTAGGGCGCGTTGTGTCGCGACCTCAGCGGCGCGGGTGGCAGCCAGATTAAGCGCGGCGACATCGGCGTCCTCGCTGCCGTCGGTGATGCGGGCGTGAGATTTGAGCGCCGCATCTGTGACGGGTGTAGCGATTGCAGCCGTTTTTAACCTCAGCGCCATACGTTCCCCCTAGTGCTCTATTTTTTTGCCTTGACGGGGCCTTGCCGCGCTTCTGCGGACGTTTTTTGTACCCAAGCTTGCGCCGCCGAGGCGTCAGGCGCAACGGCAATCTCTACAGCGTCAGGTGCGGTGGCCGTCTGCGGTGAGGCGACGTACTCCGCAGCGCCTGCGGCCACAATCTCAGCCTCAACGTGCGGGGGCAGGTCAACGCGGTTGCCAATATCGTAGCAGCCGCCGGGGCCTGCCAAAATTTTTGTAAGTTTAATCATTTTTCAACCCTCAGAAACGGTGCCGGGTTGCCCCGGCACCCAAACGGCTGATTAGGCCGTACCGTTAGCTGGTGAGACGCGCAGCTTGGCAGCTGCCACCGTGGCGTCGTTGGTGGTTGGCGATTTGCTAGACGCATACTGGATCGCCACAACGCCATCAATCACAGCATTTGCCGTCGCGCGATTGATGACCGGGCGAATGTACCGTTTAGTCGGTTTGCAAATCTCCAGCACCAAAGAGCGGTTGCCGTCGGCGTCCGCCAATGGGCCAGTGAGCGACCCGGCCAAATCTGCGGCGTCGGACAAATTGGCAGTCGCGCCGTCCTGAGCTTTGAGGCTAGTGACCTGCGTCGCTGTCAAAGCACCAAAAGATGCGACAAAAACCACGCCGTCGAAGCCTTGCATATCGAGCACGGTACCATTGACCGCAGAGGTGCCAGCGGCCTGAGCTGTGATGACTCGCGTGACTTTCACATTTGGGGATAAATTCATTTTTGATCTCCTAAAAAATTGTAATGACGTGGGCGGCGATTTTAATCGCCGCCCGTTTGATGTTAGGCCAATTTCACCCGAGCAAACGCCTCGGCCAATACTGGCATGCCGTCGCTTTCCATGCGGGCGATGTAGCCGACTTGATTGGCCTCGGCATATAGCTCAAACAACGCTTGGATTTGCATGTCGAGCGCGTCTGCAATCCAGTAGTAGCTCAAATCGCCAATGATGCCGACGTACTGGCCAGTCGTGAACGTGTTTGGCACATACTCCGACATAATGATTGGCTGGCCAAGCAGCATGTCGGGCTCGCCCTCCATTTTAGATGGCTGCCAGAGATAGCTGCCGTCGTTGTCCTTCAACTTTGCCACCTCGCGCACGCCGTCGCGGTGGAACAGCCATTTGGCATTCGCTAGGTACCCGGATTTGAGCGAGTATTTGGCGTTAATCAGACCGTCCATCGTGACCGCGCTTGTTGTATTGCCAGTCGACACGTCACGCGCCGTTGTGATGCCATTTGTCGAGGCGGCGAACAATCCTAATGGCTGACCAGCGCCGTTGCCAAGCATAAAGGCCTTTTCTTGGGTGACGGCAAATTTATACGCGAGACGCTCCTGCACGAGCTGCTCGATTGGGATGGCACTCGAGCGTAGCAGTTTTTTGCTAATTTTGATTCGCTTCGCGAGCGGCAAGGGTTTAAATTCGCGCGCGCCAAATTTCATCGCGCCGTCCTCGTTGCCTGTCCCTAATTCCGACGTCCAGTCCGCATCCGCTGGATCGGCGTCCAACGATGGTACGCCAAGGCTGGCCGCGTTGTTGAGCGGCAGGACGGTGGCGTTCTGGCGAACGAATGACTGATCATCAATAGATTTGATGAGCGCGGTCACAAACTGTTTAGGCGAGACAACGTAGCCGCCATCGGTGTCCAAATCGGCCTGTAGGGCGCGTTGATGAGCCTGATTCTCGGCGCGCAGAAACGCGCCAAACGCCTCGGCGTACTCTGCGGAGGCGCGTTTGTCAGTAGGTGCGCCGTCGTCTGCTTTGGTCGTCGTTTTGCCGCCGCGCTGCTCGCCCGCTGCGGTCTCACGCTCGGCGTCAAGCAGGCGCTGCTCGTCTTTAATGGCCTGTCCCAGTTTTTCTTGGTCTGCCATAAACGCATTAAAACGCGTTTGTTCCTCGCCCGTCATGTCGCGTTTTTCCGCAGCGACGGAATCGTTCAAAGATCGCGCATCATGCACGGCCTTTAGGCGTTTTTCCTGCAATTCAATAATTTTTTTACTCATATCAATCTCCGTTAAAAATAAAATTGGCAGGCTGGACACCTAT